GGACAGGGTCCCAAACGCGACCTACCTACATTCGCTTCACAGCGGGTAGGCGGTCCACCTCTTGCGGTAACCTGAAACGACGCCCCGCAAGGGGACGCCGTCTGACGGTATTCCGTAGAGGGCAGCAGCTAGCACGACATCGGGCTTCCAGTGATGGAGGCTGAGCTTCGGAATAACCGGAGCCCACGTTTGAAGAAACGCCATTCCTGCGCGATTTCGGCGGTGAACCTGCCAAAACTCGCGCTCGTCGTGAATGACGAGGTCCCCTAGATCTTCAGGGCCTCGTAACCGGCGGATATCAGTTGGTATAGCATCCAAAGCGCGCAACCAAGCGCGCCAAGGAGTACTCCAGCGGAAATCGCTGTAAGGGTCTTGACGACCCAGTCGGCGAATTCCGTTAGCCATCCTGATCCATTTTGCTGGTTCATCGGGGATTTCCTTTTGGTAGTAGGGCCTTACGGCCTTTCCGTCAAAATAGTCCCCTCCACAGCTCTCGCGAAACTTTCCCGTGGTGAAGGTTTTCTCGGCGTTAGCCTTGAATCCCATCCATTGGAGAAGAGCGAGAAGAGTGCCGCTTGCCTTCACAGGCAAGATTATATCATCCCCATAAACGCTCGCATTGGAGCCTCGGTCAAGAGATTCCCCATGAAGATAACAGGCGTACGCAACAGCAGCAAGAAACACTAGTGTTTCAAGTTCGAAGGTGTACCCATTTCCCATAGAGGAAAATTTATGGAGCTGAACCCATTGCCCTTTCACAAGGGTATATGGTGACCTGAGCGTATCCACGAGATTAAACCATCCTTCGGGAAGGAGAATTTTAACCAAGTTATAAGACACGGTATCGCTAGCATTTGACAAATCAATGGTCGCATGCAAACCTGTGCGAGAGGCTTCCCTTGCCATCCGGCGGTGGGAGTCTTGACCAAGCTGTAAGTCCACACCAGTACGCTCGCGGAGTCGGCCACGAATGGCCTTCCCCACGGCAAGTTGGTAGAATACATTCAGCGAGGGTTCGATTGCAATGCCACGATCTTTTCGCGCATCTTTGGGCACCGTTGTGAAACGGTTCCCGCGGACGGTCTCTGGATCGGATTGATTCTGGTTCGACGAGATCAGGGCCCTCGCCCAAGCGGTCTGTGACCACAAGGGTAAGAGGCACCTGGCTCCGATCGTCGATGTTGGTCGCGAAGTCATTTTGTCAGGCACGGTAATGAGCCTGCCGACGTCATGGTACGTCGCACCGGGCCCGAAGCGCCCTTCCAGCGTAGCTGGAAGAGCACCAAGCACGTCTCGGATCCACCCACGCATCCACTCGAGAGATTCGAGTAGACGTAGGTCGTCAGGGCCCTCAAAAGGGCCTTGAGCATTTAAGAATCTAGAGAGACGCGCATTGGTTTTGCAACAGGCCTCCTCGGCAACCCAAAAGTTGTCGATAGCTACTTGCTCCTTATCAATACCTGGTATAGCGAATCCCGTGTACTTCCGAAGAAATTCCACGCAACTTACGTCTTCCAAGTAAGACCGGGCACAAGTGTAGGTGCTAGGATCCACAGTCATACCGACTAGTGATCGATAATCGCGCTTCACGAGGGCGGCTTTCACCGCCTGTGCAACTTGACTACCCACGTCATCGCAGAATGCGATGACAACTCTCTCCAATTGCTGGGGAAGAGCAGACATGGTGAACACTCCTATGAAGGGGCCGTCTCACGACGGTCCCGTGTTTTAAGTGGGCGCGTAGCCAGCTTTGAAGCTGGTTTGCGCCAACGTGGACACCAGGAGGTTACATGCTTGGGCAACCGCCTCGGAGACAACAGTGTCCGGAATTTCAACCGGAACAGTCATCGAACCCGAGAAGGGCACTCGAGCCTTCACCGTCGTAACGGTCGTGGTGGAATCAGTAACCGTGAAAGGGTACTGAAACGTGAAGTCAACCCGGCGGGCGGTCCGAGGACCGTTGTACTGGGACTGCATGGTGAACGTCGGACGCAGGCCAGCCGCGAGGCCAGCCGTTTCCGAACGCCATTGTGCAGCGACTTTGTCACCACTCGAAGGTGTGAGAGCGGAGTACACGATGCTCGTGGTACCGTCGGCTTTCTTCACCGTGATATCTGCCATTTGCGGCATAAACACTCCATGCGCGCATTACGCGCGACTTGTTGATTTTAACGAAAGGAACTGTTGGATAACTAAGGCGATCGCCGTAGCTCCTCGAGTCACGGAAAGACCCTTAAAGGTTGACATCACTAAGCGCCTGGGTGGTACACCCAAAACGCGCGTCATACGTACACATTCGCCGAGCGATACTGAAGAGTATCGCCCGTCTAAGTATACCTGACGGGACGTGCCTTTGCGTAGTGTCGTCGTGAAGGGATTCTCGACTCGATACCCGACGAAGTCGGAGAACGAGCTTAGAAAATTCCCAACTGGGATGAACCAGTCGACCAAGAAACTGAAGGGGATCAGTTCCCACGCCACCGTCGCAGGGTTGATGAGACCCATGCGATTCGCTAGGGCGAGATTAGCGTTCTCGAGATAAACATCGGCGCCGATCGTGATAAACCCCTGTGCTTGTGGCACAAAAGTCGACCAGTTTCCTTGACCTTTGTTGTCCGAAAACGATACAGAAGTACCGGCCTTCCCCCGAGCTTTACAGCCCGGAAGAGGACCTTGCAACACATTTACTGCGTTGTAGATATCCTGTACCAGTGGAACCCACCCAAAGTGGAGTTCTAACCACTGCCCCGCGGTGTCTTTCGCCCCACGGCGAGAAACGACACCTTTGACCTGGTCTCTTGAAAGCCCTAAGTCCTTAGCGGCATCTCCGAGACGGAGACGCTTCAAGTTCCTAAGAGCAGACAGGATTTGGCCAGATCGCGCCACAATCATCATGTGTGATTGCCGCCACTCAGCAAGCGTGACAGCTAGTGACGCATCAGTCCCCCCTTTGAACGACTCCACGAACCTATCAAGAGCCTTGTTAGACTCCTGGCCGGTGAATGGATAGTCCCCAACTGCCATCTGATGGCAGATCCATGTGTTCGGCGCATCTCCCTGATCGGATACAAACTGTGAGGTTTGCACTCGAGGGGAGTAGTTCCAGACCATGGTGTAAGGAAGGGGTTTGGTCCGTTTCTTGTTACCCATGCGATAGCTGGTGGATGAACGCGTCATGAGACGGTTCCCCGAACTACCCTGTTTGTACCAAGTTACAGACTTATTTTGAGGACCATACACGGTTTAGACTCCTTAGTTAGTTATGGAGAGTGGGTTTTATTGCCACTCACCGCCAACTGCCTGGGGTTTCCCACCAGGGTAGAATCCACAGCAGTGTGGCTGTCCAGGGAATCACCCTGCAGAGGAATGACCCGGGAGCTATCCCGGATCGTTCGCATCGATCTGTCCCAACGTTAGAAAACGATGCCGGCTACAGACAAGGCAAGCCTTGCTGGACCCCGAACAAAGTCGACTAACAGAAAACTTCAGGTAGCTAATCTGAAGCTGTTACGGTAGGTTTCCGTAACGGGGCAGAACGCACCCGGGTAACCTTAACCCGGTAGACAGACACCCCGCG